ACCGACTGAGGCAGGCAGCTGGTTCACTGATACCGGATATGGCACCATCATCACTAATGGTGTTGATAGGCCTGTGCTGGTCAAGCCATGGCCCATGCCACAGAATGCCCTGGTTGTTGAATCCTTCTTGATACGTGACTTTGGGTTCACTGGCACACCCAGCGCCGTTGACCCTCGCTTGAATCTTCCCATGCCCAAACCGGCTGCTGGGACACCAAAGTTTGACCCTCAAACGGGTGGAGGCGCAACCACGCTCTGGTGCCCTTCTGACACTCAGGGCATCCCTGATGGTGGGCGCTGGGGCCTGGGGCTGGCTGACAATACTGCCAGCACCGCTGCAGATGGTGACAAGGTGTCCTTGTTTGGTTGGGCGGTCAGCTTCATCAGCACCACGGGCAGTGAAGGGCCTGCAAGCACGCTGGCAACTGCCACATGGTCACTGCCAAAGGACCATGAAGGCTTCAGATATGCCTGCACGCTTGAAATACCAACAGGGCCTGCTGGCACCGTGGCACGCAAGCTATACCGCACCACCAACTTCAGCGATGATGCCCCCAGCGCTGGTGATAGCACGCTGTATTTTGTTGACCTGCTCCGCAACAATGTTGATGACACGTACTTTGATGCCAACCAGACACGCACACTGGGGCAGCCAGCGCCAGTGGTGGCAACAGGACCACTGCCAGCACCGCGAGCACGCTTTTCTGCGCTGTTTGCTGGCTGCCTATTCCTTGATGGTGGCATTGATGATGCCCGCACCTTGTACTTCAGTGCCCAGGGTCTAATTGAGCAGTTCAGTGCTGATGCTTACATTGAGCTGGCTGCAGTGGGTGGTGGCATCACTGCGCTGTATGCCAGCTACACTGACTTGCTGGTGTTCAGAGAGAACAGCATTGACGTTGTGCAGGGCTCCTTCAGCGCTGGCTTCACAGTCACCACCATCAGCACCAGTGTCACTTGCAGAGCGCCCCACAGCATTCAGGCAGTGCCTGGGCTGGGTGTTGTCTTCCTGGGCAATGATGGCGTGTATGCCATCACTGGTGGCTTCACTGGTGGTGCTGTCAGCGATGTCATCAACCTGACCATCAATCAAGACAAGATCATCAAGCGCATCACACCTGACTGCCACGTCAAAGCGGTCAGCGCCTTCAGCGCAGCTGAAAGGGAGTACCAACTATATGTGCCAGTCGATGGCTCTGATAGGCCTGGGCTGGGGCTGGTGCTGCACGTTGACCGGCTGCCCCAGGCAGCAGCGCTTAGCCCCTGGTCAACGCGGGTGGGCTTCCCAGTCGGGGCAGTGGCTACGCTGTACGATGGCACTGTGATCTTCGGACACCACACCGGCAATGAAACCGGCAACAGTACCAGCCAGCGTGGACTGTTTGTCCTTTCTGGCAGACGCGCACTGGGTGCTGACATTGTGGGTGACACCATGACGTTCAACCCAGCGCCCACCAGCATCTATCGGTCAGCATGGTGGTCTGCTGGTGATGCCCAGCTGATGAAGCAGGTGACCTATGTGACAGTCTGGGTACTCACCACTGGTGCGCCCACCATCACCATGCGCCACTTCAAAGACTTTCAGCTGACGCCAGTGGCAGAGCGGACATACAGCGCGCAGCCCCCTGATGCTGAAGCACTGCCTGAGCTGGACAAAGTGGTGCTCGGGTCTGGCAGATACACCACTGAACGGCTGGTGCCCCTGCGCTTCTCTGTTGCCCACCAGTCTGCTTCATGGTTCTGCTTTGAGATTGAAACCATTCAAGACATCATCATCGTTGGCTATGAATACACCTTCACCAGCAAGGGCATTCTGGTCACCATGGGGCCACGCGCATGAAGAAGTGGACACAGAGAGAAGCTGACCAGGGTGCAGCGGTCAGCCCTGGCGCCATCAATGATGAGATGCGCGCACAACAGAGCAGCATCACCACGCTTGACCGTTCACAACTGCCCAGTGACTTTGTGGATGAAGCCCGGCTTGAACTGCACGCGCTGCACCATGTCTGGGTGGTTGACCGCTGGGGCAGCACTGGTGAGCAGACTGCAGCAGTGGACACTGACACCCAGACTGCGCGCAGCTGGCGTGCAGCCAGCTATCAAACCATCAGCGGTGGCTGGCAACCTGGCACCAGCGGCGCAGTCACGCTGACCGGCTTCAAGGGTGGGCACCTGTTCATAGAATGGTCAGGCAACAGCTACGTGTTTGGCGCGCTGGCTGATGGCGTTAATGCAGGCTTCCCCTACAACCCAAAGTACATGCGCCTGCGCATCTTGGTGGCTGGTGTGGTCATTGCTGAGCGCAGGGGACCGGCCTATCACGAGCACTGGCGCATCTTTGGCACTGGCATCTTTCCCCCTGGTGACCTGGCAGTAGACTTTCAGTGGCGCTTGATTGAACCCAGCATTGATGATGCTGTTGAAGTCACATCAGGTGAAAACATCATTCAAGGGCACCTTTACAGTCAGAAATATCTTGCAGTGGGGCGCTTCAGATGAGCAGGATTATCAGACCAGCAGTGCAGGATGGTGAGTCTATTGACGCCACTGACCTGAACACCCGGTTCAGTGACTTCACCCAGACTGATTTAAACGCTTTCAACCACCGCAATGCAGCCTATGACCTGCCCCAGTTCAAAAACCCTGGCGCGTCATTGTTCGGCTTTATTGGCAAGTATCAGAACAGCATCATCATTGGCAAGAACGATTACAAGCACACTGCCAGTGTCACGGTGTCAGGCACTGCCACCACGCCACCAGCTGCACCATACGTGGTGGGGGATGGAGCCAGCCCAACTGTGATGAGCTTTGGAGCTGGTGGGCAAGCCGTGGCAGCCAATGAAGTGCTGCGCGTCTATTGGGATTTGTCAGTGTATCCCCACTGGGTGGGGTCAAGACCCTGGTCAGCTTACGATTACAATCTCATCAGTAATGGTGGTGGTGGTGGCACCGCTGTTGGCACTAATGGCAGCTGCTGGGGGTTCTGGCTTCAGTGGGACATCACAAGCAATGGGCTGACGAACTTTGTCAATGTGCCGCAGCAGGGCAGTTTTGATACCAACCTGACTGGCAGCATCTATGGCAGCCCCCTGAGCGATACCCAGGCAGCCAGCGTGGTGCCTGCCTACATTGACAGGGCACTCCCCAGCGCAGGCACTGTGCCAAACCCACCCACCCAGATTGCTGTTGGCTGGCGTGGCATCTCAGGCGCTTGGTACTACCCCAGAACGTCAGGCACCCAGACCATCTATGGCCTGCGCCTTGTATTCACTGGGGTGCTGCATCCCTTCTACAATGCAGGCACCAGCAGCAACACCCTGGTGCATGATACCAGCTGGGCTGGTGATGCTCGCTTGTCATACAATGGTGGCAAGATGAATGCCTTCATCCAGCGGATAGGCTGATGAGCTACACACCACCCAACAGCTTCAGCAATGGCACTGTGCTGACCAGTGCAGCGCTTGAAGGCAACAGCGATGCCCTGCGCGTCTACCTGCACCACGCCATTGCTACTGGTGATGTGCAGGCAAGTCAGTGGATTCAGACGCGCCACATTCAGCCCCCATACTATGAACCCTTCACTGGGGTGCAGCATGGTGTCAGTGGTCACCAGGGTGGTCAGTGGGCTGGTGGTGCCAATGTCCGTCTGACCTTTGCCACCAAATACACCACGGGCGGTGGACGCAGCAGCACCAGCATCTTTGAGCGCCTGAGCAATACGACCTTCCAGATTGAAGTCAGGCAGCCAAACAGCATCATCTTGTATCACTACTGGTATGAGGCAGAAATCGGCCCTGATTACAGCACTGGTGGTGGTCAGGTCAGCACTGAAGAAGACCGGCTGGTATGGATCGGTCCACACCTGGGCAAGCTTGACCTGGTGGGCAACAGCTTGGCATCACTGCAGGAAGCCCAGAACCTTCAGGATGCCTGGAACGGAACATACCCAATAGGGGCGGTCAAGAGCATGCCTTATACCGGCGGATATGCCAGTCGTGATGGCACCTTGCTGGACTTCAGAAGCGGTGCTGGAACGTATACCTATGGGCTCATCTATCACAGCCAGGTTGACCGCGTTGCAGTGGTGAACTGGGGCGTGGCTATCGAAGTTTACTACTTGTGAGGGCATGACATGGACCCGTTGACACTGGCACTGATTGCAGCAGGCGCAAGCAAAGCAGGCGCAGGCATTGCGCAGGGTATAGGCTCAGTCAGGGCTGCAAAAGCAATGCAGCTGACACCAGAGCAAGAAGATGAGCTGGCAGCGCTTGAGCGCGGTGATGGCTTGTCTGACCGTCGCCGTGGTGCGCTTGAATCTCGCTTCCTGCAGCAGCAGGCAGGGGTGCAGCGTCAGCTTGAAGCATCAGGCCTGCAGCAAGCCGCTGCGCGTGGTTTGGCTGGTGGTGTCAGTGGGCGTGATGTCTTCCTGCAAGAAGTGGCAGAAGCAGAGACTGCGCGCCAGGTCAGGCAGCAGCAAAACGTGCAGCTTGAGCAAGCCAGAGCAGAAGGGCTGGCACGCGCTGAAGCCCTGCGCATGCAGCGCGATCAAGCAGAAGCCCAGAGGCGTCAAGGCATTGCCCAGGCAGTCAGTCTGGGGATTGCTGGGGCTGGTGATGTGGTTGCCCAGCAGGCAGCAGGCATGCAGCAGGTAGCCCTTGCAGAAGCGCAGGCAGGGGTGCTGAGCACTGAAGAAGTGCTTGACCAGCTTGAAACGGAGCTGGGTGAAGACTTTGACCTGATGTCAGGCATTAGCCTGACGTATGGAGCGTAAAACATGCCAACCACTGACTTTGCTGGCAAGCGACCGGCCTACATTGAGCGCTATGCGCGCACCATTGCAGCTGCGCAGCGCTATGACACCCTGACGCGCACCATTCAGAGTGAGCAGGACCGGCTAAACTACATTGATTCGCTGCTGGCTGCAGAGCGTCAGACCCTGCTTGGCTTGCAGCAGACATTCAGAACGCCACCCACTGACACCACCCAGCTGGCTGCCCTGATTAAAGAGTCATACAGCCTGGAAGACACAGCAAGACAGCGCGCCACTGGTGCTGCTGCTGCTGGTGCTGCTGCAGCCAGGGTGCCTGCTCAAGTCGCTGCAGACATCAGGCAGGCTGCCAGTCTGAACAATCCTGCACTGGTGCGCCAGCTGACCACTGAAGCGCTGGTGGGTGCTACCCCTGAGCGCGCAGCAAAGCTGGTGACATTGGCGCAGGGCACTGGTCTGCTGTCATCAGGTGACCTGCAAGAGCTGGTCACCATGCAGGGCAGGGCAACTGGCAGGGCACCTGCTGGTGGTGAGTCAGATGCAGAAGCTGAGCGCAGGCAGCAGCTGGGCAGCAGCCTTGAGGCCTTCTTTTTTGCTTCCCCTGCTGGCATCCGTGGTGGCTACGCTGGGCAGGACATCACCAGCCAGCGCACCTTGACCGCTTCAGCACTTAGGCAGCGCGCTGCTGGTGAAGAAGACGCTGCACGCAAGGCGCAGATTGAAGAACGGGCTGCAGCCCTTGATGCCAGCTCGTTTGCCACGGCTGATGATGCGCTTGACGCTGCGCTTGCTGTCATTCGCGCCACTGGTGACCCTGCGCAGATTGAAGACGAATATGCCCGCACCATTTATGAAGAAGCGCGCCAGAATCAGGCTTATCGTAATGATCAGCGCGCTGATTATGAGCAAGAGGTATTAGACAGCAGGAAGCAGCGCGCAGCACTGGAGCAGCGCAGAGCCACGGCCCCTGGTGCCAAGTATGTTGACCCCCAGCAAGAACTGCTTCGCAGGGAACTGACCGCCAGAGGCTATGACTTTGAGCGCAATGGTGGGCGGTTTGTTCGCTACCAGAACACCCAGTATTATGACCCGCTGGTCAAGGCAGATGACATGCTGACCAGTGTCATCGAAGACGGGCAAAAGCTTGAGCCTGTCAACAGAGCACAGCGCATGGCTGAAACCCTCGTCATGCAGTTTGACCGCACTGGTGACCCTTACAATGTGGACACCCTAAGCAAGCAACTGAGCAAGGCGCTGAAAGGTGATGAGCTGACTGACGCGCTGGCGTATGCGCTTGCCTTCAAGGAATATGAGAAGCGCAACCTGAGTGACCCCACCCAGGCTGAAGCGCAGCGCAAGATGCGTGCAGCAGAGAAGGACCGGCAAGACAAGCAGAAGCAGCAAGCCCAGCAACTGAAGCGAGCAGAAGAAGCCGCTGCAGTCAGTGCTGACATGGCAGCAGCCCAGGTGCAGCAGATGCGCGCAGAGCGCCCAGACTATTCAGCGCTCTATGCCAGAGCACGCGCAGCCGGTCTGACGCCAGAGACTGCCCGTGGCATTGTAGAAGCCCAGCTGGCTGAAGACAGGGCACCAGCACCAGCACCAGCGCCTGCACCAGAGCCAGCACCAGCGCCAGCACCAGCGCCAGAGCCAGCGCCAGCACCAGCACCAGCACCAGCACCAGCACCACCACCAGTGGCACCAGCGCCTGCAGCAGCAGTGGCACCAGCACCAGAGCCAGCGCCGCTGCCAGCGTCAGTGATGGCAGGTCAAGGGCTGCCAGGAAGCAGGGCAGCAGCACCAGTCATGGTGTATGACCCCACCACCAACACCTTCAAGGCAAGGCAGTAAGATGAGCAGCTGGGTTGTCAATGGTGTCACGTATGACTTCCCTGATGATTACAGTGAAGCTGCTGTCATGGGCATCCTACGTGCTCAGGGCATCCTGCCTGCTGCTCAGCCACCACCAGAACTGCCACGGCTGCCTGCTGCACCGTTGACACCGTTTCAGCCCCCTGGCGCCATCAGTGCAGGCATCAGAGAAGCTGCCAGAGCAGAAGCAGAAGCAGAAGCTGCTGCAGCGGTGCTGCCTGCTGGCACTGACATTGGGGCGCGTATCGAGCGCACCACTGCTGACCTGGTGGCAGAAGCAGAGAAGCCCAGGCAGGCAGGCCTGCAGGCTGGCAGGCTTGATGAGCCCATGCCGGTTGAGACTGGCGGCATACCCCTGTTCAGGCGCTCAGCTATTCAGACAGTGCCTGCCTTTGTGGAGCGGCAGCCCACACCGCTGAGCGTTGCACCCTTCATCAGTGAAGAAGCCCAGCGCCTGACCAGAGAAGAACAACAGCGCGCTGCTGCTTCTTTTGACTTCCCAACCCCCCTGTCAGCATCCGTGGTGGGTGAAGTGCCCAGGCGCGCCATCAGGGATGCTGACACTGACCAGCTGCGCACACCCACCACGGCTGAAGAAGTGCGTGAATCGTTCGCGCAGCAGCCGGTGATGACTGAAGAACAGGCAAGACGCGCAGAACGGGAGCTGGCAACGCAACAGCGTGAAATAGACAAGCGCATTGAAGCTGGTGAGGATGTTGGGTTCTTTGAGCGCAACCCTGGCAGCTTCCTGGGTGAAGTGCTTACCCAGCCTGACAAGGGTGCTGGCATTGTTGAAACCCCACTGGGGGCAGGGCTGCGCAGTGCCCTGGGCTATGTCAGCGCGCTGGCTGGTGAAGGCTATTTCAGGGGCCTGGGGTATGAAGTCGATGCAGACGGGGTGCCCATTGACCCTGATGACATTGGCTTCAAGATCGCGCAGCTCAGGGAAGCCGCTGGTATTCCAGAGGTATACGCCCCAGCCACTGGGGCCGGATATTCCACCATCCCCCTGCCAGGGTTTGCCACGCGCAGAGAACAGGTTGTGCCCACACGATTTGACCCCACTGGCAGCAGACGGGTTGACCCTGATGCTGACAGCTTTGCCCTGCGCATTGCGCAAGCTGTTGCCAAGGGGCGCACCCTGGGGGATGACTATGCCAGTGCGCCTGCTGTGCGTGACTACTATGAAGCCGTATTCAATGACCCTGATGCAGCCTATTATGCAGGCCTGATACCTGAGATTTTCACCCCTGCAGGCCCTGGCACCGCTGCCAGAGCAGGCAAGGCAGCTGCAGGCGCAGTCATCAGCCGGATTGATGCGCAGCCCTTCCTTGAAGCCGTGGCAGCAGCAGAAGCAGCAAGTCGCGCAGCCACCACTGCTGCTGACTTCAGCACCCCAGCTGGCAAGGTTGCCATTGAAGCAGGGCAGCAAGCGCAGAGAAGCGCAAGCCTGCTGGCATCACCAGTGGTGGGCAAAGTGGCTGACTTTGTGGCTGCAGTCAAACCCGGCAAGGCTTCTGATGGCAGGCTGGTGCGCAGGGTAGCTGAGCGCGTGCTTGACCGCTCAGGCCTGGGCAGTGACCTGGCAGCAGCAAAAACAGCCATCAAGCCCAGCAGCAACACCATTGCAGAAGTCATGACTGATATACGTGGTGCGCTGCCAGCCCAGGCAGCACCACTGACTGCACGGATAGAACGTCAGATCCTGCGCAACGTGCCTGATGACTTCACCCTGGTGACTGACACGCTGGCAGTGCCCAGGGGCTTTGCCCAGCAGGCAAGGCAGCGATTGACAGAACTGCGCACTGATGTCTTCTTCAAGACAGCAGAAGACATGGCTGCAGAACTTGACACGCTGGCAGATGGTGCGCGTGGTGATGTGGCTGATGCCCTGCGCTCTGCAGCGCGTCAAGTGGTGGAAGTGGCGCAGGCTGCTGATGGTCGCCCGGTCTATGGTTTCAAGGGGTTGCCAGCGCGCACCAGAACCGTAGTAAAGTCAGCCCTGGGCAGGCTAAATCTTACCCCCACTGCTGTTGCACGCTTTGAGAAGCGCACCCCTGCTGACTTTGTAAGGGCTGAAGCCACGGCACTGAGCAGGGAAGCTGCTGACCGGCTGCGCAATGCTGATGACTGGGTTGATGTGGCGCCTGCTGATGTCAGGGCTGCTGTCAATCTGAGACAGACCAGAGGCCTGCAGCGTGCGCTTCCTGGGCAGCTGCGCAACACCAGAGACTTGACGGCTGCCCAGCTGCGCTTCAGAAGTGCTGACGCTGGGCTGATGGCTGCACTGCAGAGCAGCAAGACCCTGAGCAGTCCTACATTCAGACGGCTGCGCGCAGCCCTGAGCCGTGGCACCCTGACAGAGACTGCAAGCGGTGCCATGGCAGCCCAGCGCATCAGGCAGGCCAGTCAGGAAGCACTGCGCACCCTGAGCAGGCAGCTATATCAGCTGGCGCGTCAGTATGGCTCTGTTGATGAGGCCATGACTGTGATGCTGAAGCAGCAACTGCTGGCTGCTGGTGTCAGGGCTGATGTGGCTTGGAAGCGCGTGCTGGGCAACCTGTATGGTGAAGCCCAGGCAGAAGAAGTGCTAAGCCTAATGCAGCGCTATGACATCCCTGCTGATGGTTACCCCAGTGTGGATGCCATCAAGGCGCTTGACCTGGCGCTTACCAAGCGTGGTGACTTGCCAGGGCTTGCCACCACTCTGCCAGGGTTTGCACCGGACTATCACCGGGCATTCTTGAAAACAGTGATGGAAGAAGGCATCAGGCGAACCCTGATAGCTGACCGGCGCATAGCAGAAGCAGCCGGTGCTGGTGTTGATGTGGCTGAAGAACTGGGGCTGGCAACGCCACTGCCTGCAGGCTTCAAACTTGCCCAGGAACAGATTGACGCGCTGAAGCGCACTGCAGCCGTTGACCCTGCTGCTGCCAAGGTTGACACTGAAGCGGTGCCCCTGGCACTGGAAGTGGGGCCACGCTATCGCGTGTATGACACCGTAGCCAGTCAGGCTGAAAGGGCTCTGGCAGAGTCTGGTGAGGAGTTTGCGCAGTTTATTGAATCGGTGCCAGTCAGGCAACGTGGCAGCGTGCAGGACATGGCGCGCAGCACTGCTGACTTCTTGCTGGCTACTGGCAGGCGCAATGCCGTGCAGCGTCTCAAATACGGCTACATCGTTCCCAACGTGCCGTATCTGGTGGGCAGGCTGATTGAAGCGCCCTTGATAAGTCTTGTCACCATCCATGCAGCAGACACTGCCAGAGCTGCTGCCCAGCTGGTCAAGCGCAGGGTGTCTGGTGGTGGTGTCACCACTGCCAGTGGTGTGCGCTATACCCCTGAGCAACTTGAAGACCTGGCGCGCCAATATCCGCTGGGGCTTGCACGGTCAGAGACTGAGCGCGTGGGCAGCCTTGCTGGTGACATGCTCAGGGATGCAAAGCGCGCAGCAGCTACCCCTGCAGGCAAGGCTGCTGGCTTTGTTGTGGATTACGTCAACCCAGTCACGCGCAGCTTCTACCAACGGTCAGCAGAAGCGCTTGAGCTGAACTATAGGCGCGCAGTCTTTGAAGCACGGCTGGCAGCTGGTGATGAACCCCTGATGGCTGCACGCAAGGCCAGGGCATCGCAGTTTGACTATGACGAGGTACCAGGGCCGGTGCGCGATTTGGTGGGCAAGTATCTTGCCACTGCGAGTCACTATTACAAGCTGATGGCAGAGCTGGGCAGGCTCATCAAAGACAACCCCCAGGCAGCCACTGCAGCGCTGAAGACGCAACGTGAGCGCGCCAGGGTGCAAGACCCTTTCAACCTTCATGGTGACAAGGGCTTGAAGACCCTGGGCATTGTTGACCTGGGTGATGATGGCAGCTTCTATGGCCCTGCTGTGCCCTTCCTGGCACCGGTAGAACGGACACTGGCAGCCATGCGCGGTGCTGACATCGCAGTCAGAAGCCTGCGCAATACCGTGGCAGCAGTGGCATCAGGCGACTTGACCGCGCCAGTGGTTGCCATGACCAGTGGCGGGCAGTCAGTGCTGCGCAGCATGGCTGATGAAGCAATCCCTGCAGTGCTTGACCTGTATGAAGCCAGCACTGGTGGCAAGCCATATGAGACGCAAGACATTGACGGTGCACAGCCTGTCAGTGATGAGAAGATGTTCTGGGCTATGGCGCTGGCTGCCCACCATGCAGACCCCACACGTGAGCTGGGTGACTGGGATGCCTTCCTACGCTTCACCGACCCAAAGCGCGTGCAGCCACCAGCAGAAGCTGCGCACCCCACCATTAATGGTGCATGGATACGCCAGCCAGCAGAGGGCACACCGCACCTGTTCTGGGGTAGAGATGATGCAGGGCTGCCCGTTTATTACGTGTTTGAGCCATCAGATAAGGGCTTGCAGAATATCCAGATCGCCAGAGCAGTGACCCCTGACAGGCTTGAGCAGGTGCTACCCCTGGCAGCCATTGCAGAAGGGCGAATCAAGGGCACTGCTGATGGCAGGCTTGATGCCAGCGCACTGCTGCCCACCACGATTGCTGGTGGTGCTGCCACTGCCCTTGCAGAACCCACTTCAGTCAAAAGCACTTACCGTGGTATCAGTGAACAGATAGAAGCCATCCGGCGTATCAGTGAAAGCCAGTCAGAATAGAGAGGATTCACATGGCAACCCGTATCACCAACTTTCTGCATGACAGCAAGGTCACTGGGGCGCAGGTGCTCGGCACCGTCTTTGCTCTGGCTGATGTGCATGCACATGACCTGCAGGCTGACCTGCCAGACTTTCAGCGGAACAAGCGCAACTATCGTGGCATCATTGAAGGCATTCACATCAGGCTGACCAGTGCCAGTGGTGCCAGCAAGGTCACCATTAGGTTGTGCGCTGATGCAGCTGGTGATGATGTGCTGGTGCCTGACACTGAAGCCACGCTGGTGTCAGGCATCACCACTGCAGCCACCAAGTCTGCTGCTTACAGTGTAGGCCTGCCCATTTTTCAGCTTCTCAACAATCCTGGTAATGGCACGCTTTACCTGTTTGCCAAAGTCGATGCGACTACGGCCACCATGGCTGAAACAGTCATCACCTGGCGGGAATAGCATGCCCATTGCACCATGCTTCGACCCCACCAGCGGTGCCAGTGGTGGTGCTGCCCCTGCCACTGGTGGTGGTGAAGGTCAGGCGCTCACCTTCATTGATGGCACTGTCATTGGCTCTGGCATCAGCGCAGGCAGCAGCGCTGACACGCTCAAGCTAGATGTTGCCAGTGGGCAGGCTGCAGCAGTCACTTCAGATGGCTTGTCTGGGATGATTGCCGGTATCTGGTGGAAGCCCACCAGCACACCGCTCAGCAATCTGGGGCCGGTCTGCATTGATGTGACATGGGCAACAAACCCCTTTCCACCAAACTGGCACATAGTTGTCGTAGTGGCAAAGCTGACCAGTGATCCCACTGCCCTGTCAGACTTCCAAAGCAAAAGCAAGTGGCTGCAGTGCAAGTCATCAGCTGCCAATGGCGTCAGCACCTATGTCAATCAGACCACGGGCAACCTGAATGGCAGCAACTCTGAGAACAAGAGCAGCAGCGTGTCAGTGCAGGCGCAGGTGCCTACCGGACCAAAGGGAACCGGCGGCATCATCTCAAGACACTACTTCACCAGCGGCACAACGCCACAGGTGAGAACAAACGCCAGCTATCAGACGCAAGCCACTGGTGACATCTATATCGGGTTGCTGTTCGCAAAAGCTGCCACGGCTGCACAAGATGAGACGCTGCAGCTCAAGCTGCGCGGAGGCCTGCCACAATGATTGGCACCATGACCTTCACTGACGCTGCCCCCTTTTTGACCGGCCCAGCATCTGCGCTGTTTGTTGCTCTGCTGGGCTTCCTGGCGCTTTACAAGACGTTCAATGGCACCCTGGTGCCCTTGCTGTCTGGCGCCATTGACCGCCACTTGCAGCAGATAGATGACCTATCACAGCGTCAGTCTGCAGAGCATCAGGCAATGATTGACCAGCTGCAAAGCTGCAGCAGTCGGCTTGACCGGCTTGTCACTCATGCTGACATGCGCGTGCAGTGATGCCGGTGCGGCGCATCAAGAAGGGTGAGCCTGGGCATGGGCGCAAAAAGTTTGTTGCGACTGGCACCCATCAGGGCAAGAAGTATACGGTGCGCTTTGGTGACCCTGACATGGACATCAAGCGAGACAACCCAGAGCGCAAGCGCAACTTCAGAGCGCGCCACAACTGCGATGCACCAGGACCGCCAAACAAAGCGCGGTATTGGTCCTGTAAGATGTGGAGCAGCACCCCAGTCAGCAAGCTGGTCAAGTAACCTCAAGAGGTAAAGCATGGCAAAAGCAGACATTCCAGTATCACGCATCATCCGACTGCTTGCCAAGGTGCTGCGCTTCAGAAAGGACGGCCTATCACCAGATGAGCGTCAGGTACTGCTGATTGATCTGCTGACGCTGGTGGGGGATATTGCAGATGATGCTGCTGACCGCTGACCGTGTGCTGCGCAGCATCAAGGCTGCTGGCGGTGCCACTTTTGAAGATGACACCCCGTATAACTTGAACGTGTTCGGTGTGCGCAGCTCTGACAGCACACCAAACACGTTCAATGACCTGGTGGGCATCGTATACCGCTGTGATGCAGGTCACTGGCACTGCGAGACATGGCAAGCCACCACTGACCCTGGCACCTATTGGCTCGAAAACCCTGGCAACGTCAATGGCACTGCCATCTTAGTGCCTGGGCAATACCGTGGTGTCTATGCAGTGGACTACCACAATGGGCAGTATCTTGCGCTCTGTCAGCGCAATGGCCCTGTGAAGGTGTGGCGCGACAATGACAAAGACGGTGCCCTTGATGAAGGGGGCACCGTCTATACTGATGCAGCTGGTATCAACATCCACCACGCCAGCAGCAGTGGCACCAGCACCCAGGTAGACAAGTTTTCCGCAGGGTGCCAGGTCATTGCTGACATCAGTGACTGGCTGCGCTTCATGTGGATTGTGAACCAGCAGCAGGCCTACCATCCCACGTGGAAGGCTTACACTTACACGCTGCTCACTCAAGAACAGCTGGTGAGATGATGACTGGCTGGTCATCCCATTCAGGCAGCGAGGATGACCACACCAAGAAGTCAAGCAACTCATCAGGTGTGAGCAGGGCAGGCTGATTGCTTTGCAGCTGGGCAATGACTGCAGGCGCATCAGAAGCACCAGCTGCAGCCACCCACCAGCCCACTGCCCTGCTAGTCGGGTTGATTGTCACCACTGACTGCGCGGGCAAGAACTGACAGAGCGCTGCACGGGTTGCAACGTCTCTGGGGCTTGATGTGTCACTGCTGCTGGTGATGGTGCTGCACAGCTGCATGATGACACCTTCACCATTCAGCACCCCAACATAGAGCGCGTTTGACCGTCTCATGGATACTGCTCCGTCATGAGCTGCAGCGCGTTGACAAGTGCAGTGCGACTGGTGTCAGCCACTTCAATGCCCAGGACCATTAAAGCCACTTCGGCTGCCAGTCGCTGCTGTGATGACATGGTGCCCAGCGCATCCCTGGCATCAGGCATGCTGGTGGCACTGACAGCGCGCTGCACCGCTGGGCAGTCTTGCAGGTCTTGCAGTGCCTTATCACGCTCAGTCTTGTGCTTGATGGCTTGCAGGTATGCTGCAGCAGCTTCTTCAGCAGTGCTGTAACTGCCATGGCTGGTGGTGGTCCTGATGTACTTTCCATCAGCATCCCTGCCTGCAGTCCGGTGGATCTGAACATAGTATCGAGTCTTACCCGCTGCATTCTGGCGCAGATAGACCCCCTTGTATCCGCTCTTACCACGGCCACTATCAGTCAGATTGTTCTGCACTGGCACCTGCAGGCGCAGATTGTCAAAGCAGTGGTTGCTCATGTCGCCATCAATGTGAATGACCTGCATGTCACCAGGGTCTGCACCGGTCGCCATCAGCCAGATGATACGACTGAGCAAGAACGCATCACCAGCAAAATACACGGTCATTCTGTAATGCTTGACGCCCTTGATGATGGTGCCAGGGGGCTTGCTGCCCTGGCGCTGCAGCAGTCTTGTCAGGGTGCCTGCATCAGCATCAAGAAAGAAGTTCTTCTGCAGCGCGTGCAAGGGTGGAAGGGGCTTGTATTTGATGATCATGACAAGCCGTCAATGTTGCCAGCGTCAATGGCTGCCAGGAATCGTGCGCGCTTGACTGGTGCCCAGGTGCGCGGGTTGCCCCACTGCTTTGCCTTGCAGGCATTGATGACAGCCTGCATGCCCAGCATTCTGTCACTGATGCCCTGCCTGAACTGCTTGTAATCATCAGGCGCTACAATGTCTTCAGCCTTCTTGACAGTGGCTTTGCCTGCCAGCTTTGCAGCCAGTTCATCAGCGCTGGCATACTGACTGCCACCAAAGCCTGCAGCAGCCAGTGCCCTGCCTATTGCGCTTGTCTCGCAGTTTTCCAGCGCTGCATTCTGGTTGATGCCTCTGGTGCTGCGCACTTCTTCAGCCCACCCTGTTGCAACCACATCACCAGCTGGCTGCAGTATCTCTGCACGCATCACCACAATGTCTTCATTGCAGGTGACCAGGTGCGTAATGATGCGCCAGCCATCAGCGATGCTGTGATTCTGGCGGAAATCATGCACGCGCTTTGCAACTGTGATGTATTCCTTGCCTCTGATGTTGACCGTACCCTTATCCATGGTATCCCCTTGCGTTTATTGGTTTAAATCAGTGATGTGCGCCACTGCTGGCACGATTGCAGCAGCTGCGCAGACATGCCAGAACAGTGCAACGTCGAGCCAGAGCAGCAGCAGCAGCACAAAGACAGCCAGCGCCATGAACTGTTGTGCAGTCATGACTGCCCCAGCGCAGCGCGCACCACTTTGAAGGCTGATTCTTCCTGCATGCCCTCTGGAATGCTGACAGCCTTGCCACTGTAGAGCCTGACTTCCCACTGCCACGGGGCTGAGTGAAGCCGCACAACCTTCTTGATGCGCTTGTAAGACAGATACCCACAAGGGCGCTCCCTATACAGGTCACCAACACTGGTGCCATCGACAGTGATATCCCAGATAGTCAGGGTGTTTGCACACCCCAGTGACCAGAACTGAACGCTATTTGTTTTGTCTGTTTCCATGATCAACACAAGGCGCCAATGAGATGCGCCAAGTCATCAGCAAGGTCATTGATGTCATCAATACCCATGCTTGGATGCAGCTCACTAAGTTCATCAGCCAGCGTGTCAATGATGTCAATAATCGGGCTGTCAATGGTCAGACCGTTCCGTTTAAGGACTGCGAGTGCTTGTTTGCGGTTCATGTTGTCTCCCTGTTTGTCTTGCCCCCTATATATAGGGCAGCAGATCACAAAAGACAACATTTTAAACCATCAAGCCGTTGCTTTGTGGGGTTCCTCATTCAACCAGCGCTGCATCATTGACCATGAAAGCCGCGTCTGCGCATCCATGGTGGCGTCATCAAGGTAATACAGTCGCTGCCTGCCTGGGCCTGCAGGCCTGATGCTGAGCAGCTTGACGCCACCAAAGCGCAGCAGCTGCTGCAGCTGGGCAAACGGCTTGCCCCTGGCGTCAGACCTGCGCTTGATGCCGCCTACCTTCATCCAGGGTGCTGCAATGTGCAGCAGCTTGACTGCCTGGGCTCTGGAGATGTGGCGCCTGCCATCCTTGACTGGTAGCTGCACCAGCGCCTGCATCAGCACTGCAAGGCACCTGGCACGCGGTATGGCTGGTGCAGCAGTCATGAAGGTCTTGCGCTTGCTGGCTTTGACTTCTGCAGCTGCCAGCTTGTCTTCTTCCCCTGCTGCAATGCAGAGCGCAGCAGCAAACACCCTGGTGCGTGCAGCCCACTGCTGACGCTTTGTCCGGTGTGCGATGTCTGCACGGTCAGCAGTGCTGCTGGTGGTGTACCCAGCTCCATAGATGCCCTCGAATACTGCAGCCTTCCACTGGTGGTATTCCTCGTCAGTCTCTGCCCCCTGAGCTTCTACGCGCTCAACATCAGCAGGCGCCAGTGCAGGCGCATCAGCAATGGCCAGGGCTTCTGCTGCATCCCTGTCAGCCAGTGCGCTTGCCACTTCCCTGCTGAAGTCGAGATTGCCAGCACCAGCAATGTCAGTGACATGGTGGCCGATAGCAAGCCACGGCACCACCCAGCGCAGCCCATGCTGATAGGCAGAAGCCAGCACTGTTGCCTGCATCCATCCCAGGCGCTGACTATCTGGTGACATCATCCAGTCACTTGCCAGCGTCAGGCCCTTCTTGATGTTGGTTAGGGCATAGTCACCAGCTGCCAGCCGGGCTTCTGCTTCTTTGACCTGCCCCTGGACATCAGCGCGCCAGTCAGTCACTGGGTCAGCCAGATAGCCACTGATGGTGATGACCTTGTGCCGTGGCTTGCGTATCCGGTGCGCAGCTTGTTCAACATGCAGCGCAGTGGTGACCATCCCCCTGCCCAGCAGCACATGCACCCTGTCATAATGGTCTGGCAGGTCATAGCTGACGCCAGTGGCCATGGCGTTGTTGTACACCAGCACATCAGCAGTCAGCGCCTGCTGCGATAGGTCAGCCCTTGTTTCATGGCTTTTGCTGCCCACCACTGCCACCACGTTGCGACCAGCCCAGCGCCTGCGCACCACATCAGCAAAGCCCAGGGCAGCTTCTCTGCCTGGGATGTATATCGCCAGCTTCTCACCATCAGCCAGCTGCTGAAGTATCAGCCCTTTGTGCTCAGCATCAGAGCTGCTGACTGTGACCTGCTTGCCCTTCTTTGTGGTGCGCGTCAGAGCAGGCACATATTCAAGCTGGTGACAGTGGGGCGCAGTCTTCCAGGCTTCCCAGGCGCCAGGAAGCACGCCAGAGCGCAGCCGATAGGCCGCCACATCTTGCAGCAGCTTCACCGTGCATGGCCCTGCATGGGCATCAGCCAGCATGACCCTGCCAGCATGCGCAATGCAGTAGATAAGCAGGTTGTATGTTTCACGCGCTGCATCACCAGAGAGCATGCCAAGCAACTGCTGCAGGCATGTTTCAATCTCATCAACCATCACATAGGTGTTGCTCAGCTGCATGGGCATCAGCCCTGCTGCCTTCTTCCTGATGCTGGCAAAGCACGTGGCGATACTCTGGCGCCTTAGATGCAGTCCGCTGTTGCTGTCAGCATGCGCCAGGTCAAGACGGTCAGCCAGCTGCTGAGCCAGTGCAATGGTGGGGCTGATTGCCAGCACCCTGCGCTGCATCAGCCCTGGTGCGTGCCACTGCTTGACCAGCTGCTGCATCAGCCACGTCTTGCCAGCGCCAGTGCGGGCACGATTCACCAGCCGTGGTGGCGCCGTTGGCCACTGCGCATGCCCCCTGGCGTCAAGCTGCAGCACCGTTGCATCAGGGAAGCTGTCAAGGCGCTCAGGTGCCATGGTGAAGCGCGTGCAGCAACTGAAGCAGCTGTACTGCTCATCAGTCAGGCGCTTGTAACCGCTGCCCTGACACAGTGGGCAGGCTGCACGCGCACCCACTGCCAGCACCGGATAGCTGCGCAGCCATTGACGGTACTGCCAGCGCTTCTGCTGCTGGGGCTGTCTTGCCTTCCTGGGCAAGCTGGGGCTGCGCCTTCTTGCCTGTTTGGGCAAGTCTGCAGGGTAGGCAGCTTCCAGCGCTTCAAAGAAGCTGAGCATGCGCGCATCATCAATGTGGTCATGCTGGTGCAGCAGCCTGACTGGCTTGCCCGTGTCACGGTGCCCCCACCCAGGCAGGGGGAAGATGCGCGTGCCCACATCCTTTGCACTGTCATCCCACCACCAAGGGGCGCCTGCGCTCAGCAGCCAGCGCTTCAGCACTGCCTTCATCCGGTCTGGTGACCAGTCGCCACCCACCCAGCCCAGCGAATCAGGTAGCCAATAGATGAGGCAGAACCCCTGCCCAGTCATCACCACGCGGTTTGGCTGGTCTGGTAGGCCTGCTGCTGCAGCTTCTTTGACCACCACGCGCAGCAGGTCAGTGTCAGCCAGCCACTTGCCCAGCTCCACTTCACTGGCAGCGCGCATGCCTGCCTTGCGTTGCTTCTTTGTGGCGCCCCAGCGCTGGGCAGCCCCTGCCCAGTCATAGGGGTCAACATCAATGGTGAGGGCAGCAGCTTTGCCCAGGTCAGCCATGGTCATGCGCTTGCTGTCTTGCTTGAAGAAGCCTGCGCAGGTCATGGGCACCCAGCCCTTTTTACCTTTCAGGTGCCTTGCCTTGACGGTCAGACCGGCTGGTATTGACGGCAACAATGATGCCGCGATAGAATCAACGTGAGAAGGATGCATTGCGGTGCTCCGGCAGGGCAGTGGGCTGCAACCCGTTGCCCTGCTTTATTATGAGGGTGTCTTGACCAGCAGCTGCTGCTTCAGTCGCCGTGGTGGCTTCTGCAGCTGCTGCTGAATGAACAGTATCAGCCAGCGCCTGACAACCTGGTCACTGAAGTCAGCAATGCTGAGCCCAGTCAAGAAGGCAGCGAACCGCACCAGACGGTGCGTGTCTTCTCTGACGAGCAGGGCTTTCCAGTGCGCAGGGGGCATGGCTTCAGCATAGCATGGCGCCCCTATATATAGGGTTGCTTATTAACAAACAGCATCATTGTGCAGGTTCGTCAATGCTTTTGCGCGGTCCAATAGAGGCACTATATATAAGATAGGTGTATGGTATGGACTGCCCTTTTAGCTTGGTTCAATGCCCTATATCCTTCATAGGTGGCGCCCTATATATAGGAGCGCTATATATAGAATATGGAGGTTAACCGCCATGCAATGCCCAGTTTGCAAGAGCAAAAGCATAGTCAGAGAGACGCGCACCCCGGTGAAGTTCCAGCACACCTTCTTGCTGCGGCTTGAAGCTGACTGGCCTGAGCTGGTGTGTAGAACACGCAAGTGCAAAACCTGCAGCAATCAATGGCCTACCGTTGAACTGCCAGTCGATGACCTGCAGCTGATGCTTGCAGATGTGGCGAGGCAGGCAACACAGCTGATGCGTGCAATCTGATGTACGCCCCCAGAGATGAGCGCACCAAGTTTGAAAAGCTGACGCGCAAGCAACAGCACCTGGTCAAGTGGCTGGCTGAACACCCTGATGCCGTTGTCAGTGATGCCGTGGCAGCTGGCGTTTGCAGCTTCAGCACCGCTGACCGAATCAAGCGCAAGCACTTGGCAGCCTGGGTGGGCGCCTATCGTGCCACGCTGCCAAAGACAGCAGCCCAGCTGGCTGAACAAGCCACTGAGCATCTGAACGGCTTGCTGATGCCTGCAGTCAGGGTGCTGGCTGACACTCTGGTATCAGGCGAGGGCAACGCCACTGCAGTGAAGACAGCGCAGTATATCCTTGACGGCATCAGAGCCCAGGCAGCAGCAGCACCTGCGCCAAAGTATCGCAACGGCTTTGAGCCAGTGGAAGAAGCAGAGCTGGCAGCGGTGCTGCAGCTGGTGGGTGAGTGACGTTCATCCCTGGCAGGGTGCCACGTGCTCTGGCAGGGAAGGTCAGCAGGTTGCTGTCAGACCTGCCCAGCTTTGCCCAGCTTCACACCGTGCAAGATAAAGACAGCAAGAAGCCTGTGCGATTCAAGCCCCTGCCCATGCAGCGCAAAATCTTTGAGGCAGTGCAGGCAGGTCACAAGCGCATCATCATTGTCAAAGCGCGTCAGGTAGCTGCCACCACTGGCTGCAAGATGGTGCTGCACCACATGGCGTACACCACCAGCTATGCTGCCATGCATGCAGTAGTGAGCATGCGAGATGACAGCGCCACTGCTCTGATGGATGATCCCAGGCGCTGGCTGGATGATCCGCCCACCCTTTTGAGGCGCCCCATTCAGACAAAAGCAAGGGGGCGCATAGTATATGACGACACTGGTGCCAGCCTGCAGGCCTTTACTAGTCGATCAAAGACCGGCTTGCGCAGCTTCACACCTGCTGCAGTCCTGGTGTCAGAAGCTGCATATGCTCCAGACCTGGAAGAAGTCATAGCCCAGGCTGATGCTGCAGTTGGTGATGGCTTGCTGCTGGTAGAGAGCACAGCCAACAACCCTGCAGACTTCTTCAGCCAGCTGGTCAAGGGCGCCCCAGAGAACGGCTGGCACCTGCTCACGATGTGGTGGCACGAACACCCGGCCTATTCCAGTGACCTGGTGCCTGATGACTTTCAGCCCACCAGCGCAGAAGACCAGATAGCTGACCGCTATGCCCTGAGCAGGCAGCAGCTGCACTGGCACCGGACCACCAGCAGACGGCTGGGAAGTGATCACAAGTTTAGGCGGGAATACCCTTCCTGCCTGGATGACTGCTTCCTGATGAGGGAGGGCGGCTATTACGGTGATGAAGTGCTGGCTGATATTCATGTGGTTGAACACATCAGCACCACTGATGGCAGGGAGATTGAACCGCCCCACCCACATGACCGCTATGTCATGGGGGTTGATGTTGGTGGTGGTGTTGGTGGCGATTACAGCGCGCTGGCAGTGGTGTCAGTGTCCACCATGCAGCCGGTCTATACAGAGCGGTGCAACACCACCACCCCTGGCAAGTGGGCGCACCGCGTCATTCAAGTGGCCAGCAGATACAACCAAGCGCTGGTGCTGGCAGAGAGCAACAACCATGGGCATGCGCTGATGCTTGAGCTGGGAAACTGCGGATACCATCAGCAGTGGCGCAGTGCAGCTGGCAGGCCATGGGTCACCACGCTGCAGAGCAAGCTTGATGCGTTTGACACGCTCAGGGAAGCCCTGAGCATCGTAAAGATCATGGACCGCGCCACATGGCTTGAACTGCGCTCACTCACCATCCCTGCAGGCAAAGTGGCACCAGAGGCACCCAGGGGCTGCCATGATGATGCAGCAATCGCAATGGCGCTGGCTTATCGCTGCATGCGCGATGTGCCTTCATCCTGGCGGACACATGCGTTAGTATCCGGGAAGACTCGTATTGATGACTTGATCAGTGCCAGCAGGGCAAAGCGTATCAGGTCTTCCCGGCTTCCCTTCTAAGGCTGACCATGCTGACACCAGAGCAAGTGGCTGACTTCTACCATCAGCACCGTCAATACTGGGATACCAGACGCGATGAGATGCGTGAGCTGCGCAATCTCTACATGACACGATTCTGGCAAGATGAAACCTTCCCCACCCTTGACGGCATCTTGCGCACTGAAGTGCCCAAAGCATATGCCGTGGTTGAAAGCTACCTCGGCAGCTTGTATGCCAAGAATCCTGCTGTGTTTGTGCAGCCTGACCTGCGCGCCAGAGGCAACCCGCAAGTTGCAGAAGCCACGGCCAACCAGTATCTGCTGACCATCAGGGAACAGCTTGAGGATGCAACCCGGCTGGCGCTCATCTATCCGTGCGGATTCGTCAAGCTGGCACCAGTGCAGAGCGTTGACCCACTGCAGCGCGTGTCATGCGCAGCCCTTCCCCCCTGGGAAGTCATCGTTGACGCCACTGCAGCCAGCTGGTCTGCGCAGCGCTACGTTGGGCACGTTCAGCTGATGCCCTTGCAGGAAGCTGCAGAGCGTTACGGCAAGCCTGAACAAGCATTCAGAAGCCGCGCATATAGCAAGTGGATTGAATCTACTGGGATTGCTGGGAAAGATCAGATGCTGGGGCTGGGTGCGCCCACCAGCGCGCCATCAGCATCCCAATGGGTGCAGGTTGTTGAGCTGTATGACCTGGTGCATGACAAGCTGCTGGTGTGGTCTGAAGATTATGCTGATGGCACTGACTTCTTGTTCACTGGCATCACCGTGCAAGTGGGCGCACTGGATGCAGGCGCTGCTTCTGACACTGAAGCCCCTGATGCTGAGCTGGTGCATGAGACAACGGGCATCCCATTCAAGTCAGCCAATGGCAGGCCAGTGGTGCCCCTGCTACCCCTGTACTTCTCCCGTGACCCAGACACCCCGCTGCGCGGCTATTCGCTGGTGCAGCGCTCGCTTGACCAGTTCAGAGAGCTGAACGTAATGAGGACCTATCAGGCTCAGGGTGTGCGACGTATGGCGCGCCAATGGATGGTGCGCGCTGGCTTCCTGAGTGAAGACGGTGCTGCCAAGATTGCGCAGGGCCTGGATGGTGAGTTCATTGAAGTGGACCTGCCCCCAGGCACTGACCTGACTGGCAACATCACCCCAGTGCCCCAGGCGCCCATACCTGCTGACATCAGCCTGTATGCGCAAACCGTTGACAATGACATCAATGCTGCAGGCCTGCTGGCACCCTTCACCCGTGGTGAAGTCACCAAGAGCACTGCCACTGAACAGCAGCTGCTTGCTGCCTACACCAGCAGTGAAGTGGGGCGCATGGCACGTGTCAGGGATGCTGTCATCACTGGCATTGCGCGCACTTACAATGTGATGCTGAGCGTTGTGCTGGGTGATGATGCAGAGCCACTGGCACTGCCCAACCCAGTAGGCCCCACCATCCTGAGCGCTGATGACCTTACTGGTGACTTCCAATACTGGGCAGTTGATGCAGGCACCACGCCCATGTCTGACATGGCGCGTCAGGCAGTGCTTGAGCGCATTGCACCGCTGCTGGTGCAGCTGGGCACCCCACCAGCAGAAGTGCTGGCTGAGCTGGTGCGTGCTTACCAGCTGCCTGAAAGCTTCCTGGCAGCACCACCACCACCAGAGAACACCCCACCACCATCAATGGCAGCCGGTCAGGCTGAAGCAGAAGCCCAGGCTGAAGCCGCTGTCATCGGAGCGCAAGACGATGCCACTTTACTCTGACCGGTCAGACATGCCTGCTGAACTGTTCGACCTTGCTGCAGAGCAGGATGACTTGATTGCAGCAGAAGCTGCTGACCTGATCCCACCACCCACCAGTCCTTACAATGCCAAGGTGCTGACCGCACTGAGCAAGGCGCTGGCAGCCGTTGGCCGTGTCATGGGGCTGGACCTGACGCCAGAGACATACAAGGAAGCAGAAGCCCAGCTGGCACCAGAAGTGGCGCGCTTCCTGATGATGATGGCAGCAGCTGCTGAAGACTATGGGCAGCCACTGCCCGTGGCTATGGATGACATCAAGGGTGACCGAGAGCTGACCGCCATCACCGCGCACCTGATGCGACTGGCAAAAGACAAGGGCTTTGCTGACTTCCTTGACGCTCCAGCTGATGAAGAAGTCACTGACGTGCAGATTGAAGTCAGCCCAGCTGGCGTAACTGTCGATGAGGAAGACTTTGACTTCAGCAGCCGGATGCGCAGGGGCTGACCTATGCCGTTCACCAGCATCAGAAAGCGCTTGCTCGGCATCTTTGGTTATAACAAGCCAAAGACCGTCATACCAAAGACCAGAAAGCAGGCCTATTATAGAAGCTATGCTGGTGGCGTCAGTGCCAACCTTGTAGACGCCATCACGCGCAAGCAGCCTGTCAGTTTCTTCTATACAGACAAGTGGCAGCCCCCTGGCACACCTGGCGCCATGGGGCAGCGAGTAGGCAACCCCCATGCCCTTTGGATCGGTCCCAACGGTTCAAGGTATCTGCACTTGTACGTTGACCCCCAGTCAGCCACTGCCACTGGCAGCCTGCCAGGGTGGCGCACCTTCTTGGTAGATCGCATCCAAGGTGTGTCAGTGTTTGAACTGGGTGCCAAGCTGTTTGGCAAGCCGATACAGTTTATCCAGGCGCCAGGATGGAACCCCAGCTGGTATGCACGCAACGGCCAAGTAATCAAAATAATCAAATAACCATCAGCAGAAGGAAGTCAGACATGACCACACCAGACGCACCAGCACACCAGAGCATTGCAGAAGCAGTGCTGGCAGAAGTGCAAGCCACCCAGGCACCAGAACAGGAAGCTGCAGCACCAGAGCAGGAAGCTGCCCCAGCTGCTGAAGCAGATGCTGCTGATGTTGAGATTGAAGAAGCCGTTGAGGGTGAGGCACCGCGCACCCGTTCATTGTCCTGGGATGATGCCGTCAAGCAGGTGCCCCCAGACATTGCCAAGCTGATGAGAGAACTGCGCAGCGATTACACGCGGAAGACTCAAGACCTGGCAGAGCAGCGCAGGGAGTTTGTCAGAGAACGCAAGGCACTGATGAAGGGCAAGGAGTCACTGACCAGCCCTGCAGACGTTCCTGAGTATGACCCCTTCAATGAAGCCAGCATCACTGCGCGTATCGAGCGCGAAGTAAACAAGCGCCTGCAGCTGGTGCTTGAGCCCATGCAGCAAGAATATGAGCAGATGGCAGCTGAGGAGTCATACCAGCGCTTTATGACAGAACATCCAGACTTTCAGAGTGACACAGCTTTGCGCAGTGAAGTGCAGCACCTGCTTGAACGCAATGAAGGGCTTGACCTGGAAACGGCCTACTGGGCAGCGCGTGGCAAGCAGAGCAAGCAGCAGGCAGCAGCAGCGAAAGAAGCCACCAGGGCAAAGCGTCAAGCGCGCAGGCAGGCAGCCATGACAGGCACCGCGCCAGCCATCAGAGGCAGCAATCGTGCAAGCAAGCCCAGCAGGGGTGAGCTGAAGACCATGACCAGTGCAGACATCTTGGCACTTGCCCAGTCAATGCACCGGAAGTAATCCATAGACTTATCAATAGGATGCTGGTAAGTCATAGGCAGCAAGCCACCCCACTGATGGAGCTTGCAAGCCCCTGGCACCAGCCAGCACCGGACTGCAACCACTTCACTACTTTGGAGGGTCCACCATGGCACCCCAGTCAGTCATCAGCACCACGCTGCAGCTTCTGCGCGATAAGCTGATCGACAATAGCTATCTTTCGCACCCGCTTATTCGCGCCATCGAACAGGCAGGAAACCTTGTCAAAGTCAGTGGCGGTCTGCGTGTTGAGCAGCCCGTCATCTTTGGTGAGCACAGCAGCATCACCCAGCTCAGCAACGGTTTCGAACCTGTGAGCATGGCAGTCACTGACCCGTTTCAGACTGCCAAGTATGAGTACAGCAACTTCACCCAGCCTATTGTTCTGTCTGCAGTCGAGAAGGCAGCCAACAAGGGTGACCTGGCAGTGGTCAACATCTTGGAATCCAAGATGAAGAACGTCATGCTGGGGCTCAAGAAGGAAGTCAGCAAGCAGATCATCCGTGGCAACAGCACCACGCTGACCAGCCTGCAGACCCTGAACGGCATGTCAGGCACAACCACTGGCTGGCTTGAAGGTGTCTCTGCTGCCACCCAGAGCAACACGGTGGGAGGCCTGAGCAAGACGACCTATCGCAGCCAGAACTGGTTCAACCAGTTTGTTGACGCTGGTGGTACGCTCAGCCTTGCTGACCTTGACCAGCTGTTCATCAACTGCCAGGTGCGCAGCCCCAGTGGTGAGTTCCCGGACATCTTGCTGATGTCCCCCAGCTGCTTTGCTGCCTTCCAGGCTCTGCAGCAGTCGTCTGTTCGCTATGTCAACGCTTCAGACCGCTCTGCACTTGACTCTGACATGGTTGCCATGTGGCGCGGTGCTCGCATCTACATCGAGCCAAACCTCGGCTTTACCGCTACTTCTCCGGCAAAGCCGGTCAGCGCCTACGCTCTGACCAGCAGCCAGTTCCAGCTGTACGCTGACACTGATGGCTTCTTCAATGTCTCTGACATGATGCCCGTGCCTGGCACTGCCACTGAAGCCGCTATGGTCTTCTGTCGCATGCAGCTGGTCACTGGACATCTTGCCAGTCACGGTGTTCTTCTTGATGGTGAGGCATAATCATGGCCACTTCTACGCTGATTCAGTTCTTGGCTGCTGGTGAGGGTGGTGACACTTCAAACCGTCGTCAGATTGAAACCTTCTATGCCAATGGCGCCATCACTAAGGGTGACTGGGTGATGCTCGATACCAGCAAGACTGGTGCAGATCGTGCGCTCTTCGTCATCGAAGCCACTGCTGTTGCCAATGGCAATGCGCTTGTCATTGGTGTTGCCACTGAAGCTGCTGCTGCTGGTGGTCAGGTTCGTGTGGTCATCTCTGGCTATGCAGAGGGTGCCAGCGTTGCTAACGCTGTTGCCGCTGCCAATGTGCCGCTGGTGGTTGACAATACTGCTGCAGGTCAGGCTGTTGCCATTGCAGCTGGTGACCTTGCACCGGCTTGCGGTGTCTCGCTTGAAGCTGCATCCGGCAACCTCGCTGATGTCTGGGTCTTCAAGCGCTTCTAAGCCACGCAAGCCAGCACCATACTGGCTTCACCAGCCTCACTGCCACTGCTGGTGGTGGGGCTTCTTCTTTGCAGGGGTAGACAATGAACCTGGGCAGCTTGCTGGATTTTATGGGAACCCTGCTGGACTATGACCCCAGCAACAGCACATATAGAGCGCAGGTAGTCACCCTGCTGAATGATGCCCAGGTCAGGTGCCTGACTGATAGGCACTGGAGCTTTGCCACCCGTGACAGAACCGTGCAGGTGTGGACTGACACCACCCTGACGCTGACCGTGACCAACGGGTCAGCCACGGCCACTGGCACTGGCTTCCCTGTCAGCAGTGACTTGGTAAAGCCAGGCAGCGAGCTGGCACGCGCAGTGGTCACCTTCTCTGACAGCGCAGGCAATGCGCACACCCACCGCGTTGCCTGGGTAGAAAACGCCACCACGCTATATCTGGATCGGCTGTATACCGGTGCCAGCGGTGCTGTCAGCGCACTGGTCAAGCGCAGAGATGTGGCCCTGCCTTCTGACGCCATGAACGTTCTCAACGTCTCTGACCCCAGTGTAGGCATCCCAGCAAAAGCACTGATGCTGAGCAAGTGGGAACGGGAAGATGCCAACCTTGATGCAGACCTGCTGGGCACCATTGAAGCCTACCTGCCCAGTGAAGGCCTTATGGTGCGCGCCCCCCAGACGGTCAGGGGTGTCACGGTGCAGAGCGCTTCAGCCGGTCAAGGGCTGCGCACTGTTGATGTGTATATGTGCAACGTCCGTGGCCCTGCAGGTCAAAACTATCCAGCATACCGCTCTGATGTCAGCAGCGGCTTTGAATCTGCGTTCAGCAAGGTCAGCAGCTTCACCCTGTCTGACACACAGACGCTGCACTTCACCCCTGAAACCATCCCCAACTTCACTGGACTGTATCGGCGGTATTACTTCACCTGCGCTGAAGCTGGCATCATTGCCCCAGTTAGGGTGCGCAATGCTGATGCAGAAGGTGGCGCAGTGGTTGACCGTGACACCATCAACCCCAAGGGTGGCATTACCTTGAAGCCTGACTTGGCGCTGGGCACCCTGCAAGGGCAGGCATTCAATAGCATCAGCATCAGATACCGCTTCAACCAGAGCAGCGCGTATCGAAGCATCCAGCTCTATCCCCACCCTGCAGAAAATCAGAAGATTGATGTGCGGACGGCAATCAACCCCCAGCGCATGCAGGAAGATCAAGACGCCACCCTGATACCTGCCAGCTACAGCAAGATGCTGGCTTACAGCGCGCTTGAGAAGCTGGCGTTGAAGGTTGACGGGGCAAGCGCACTGGCAGTGGCATACGCCAGAGAACGTGATGTCATGTATCGTGGAATGGAAGCGCGCTTTCTGGCTCAGGTGCCCAGGCGCATCATCAAGGGCAACCCCACTGCCGGGTATCGATTTGTACGCAACCCGTTTGGCAAGCTGACCTTTTCATGAAGCAGAACACCTATCAAACGCCGCTTGCTGGTGGACTTGAAACCAAGCTGCCCCAGAATCCCCAGAATGCCAACGTCGCACAGAATCTGGTCATTGACACTGAGACTGGCGGGTGGTCAACCCGGCTGGGGTATGAGCCTTACAAAGCAGGGGCAACCAGCTGGGCACCGTTTACCAACAGCGGACCCATACACAGCCTGCACGTTGCTCAGCATCTTGCCAGCGGTGCACGCTCTCACATCTTGTTTGAGGAGCAGGGCAACCTGCAGCTGCTGTATGAAGCATCTGGTGGGCTGGTGCTCAAGACGCTGGCAAGTGGGCGCAATGTGCCCACACCGACTGAGGCAGGCAGCTGGTTCACTGATACCGGATATGGCACCATCATCACTAATGGTGTTGATAGGCCTGTGCTGGTCAAGCCATGGCCCATGCCACAGAATGCCCTGGTTGTTGAATCCTTTTTGATACGTGACTTTGGGTTCACTGGCACACCCAGCGCCG